TAATTTTATTTTACTTCATTGATTTTTTTACAATCTCAAGCCCTTTTATTAATATCTCTTTCTTTTCTTCTTTTGTGTTTTCGCTTGCAATCGAAGAAAAAGAAAAATCATTTAAAA